TATACTCCATTGGGGCAAAAAACATTAGCATCATTATTAACTCAAAGATCTGACTTATCTAGAAAATTAGGTGAGAAAATAGGCAGACAGAAAAAACTAGGCGCCAGTATAGGTTCGGCATCTTTGTTAAATTCAAATAAATAGGAACACCAATGGCCGTAAAATTAGCACCTATATTTAACGACGCGCAACTTGATAACGCTGGCCTGCCTCTGTCGGGTGGTTTGCTAACCTGGTATGTGGCTGGCTCATCGACATTAGTACCCACCTTTGCAGATTCAGAAGGGTTGATACTTCAAACTAATCCTATCGTGCTAAATGTCAGGGGTGAGCCTGAAAGCCCAATATGGCTAACGACTGGCGCTGTTTATAAGGCTGTGTTGACGGATGCCATTGGTAATCCTTTGCGGACAGTAGACAACTTAACTGGCATCAATGACACTTCCGCACCTATCGTGTCCGAGTGGGTTTTATTCCCTGGCACTGCAACTTATATTAATACAACGTCTTTCAGTGTTATTGGCGACCAGACGACTGTGTTTACAGTAGGCCGTCGTATACAAGCCAGCGTATCAGGTGGGAGCTGTTATGCAACTATTTTAACTTCTGTGTTTACCACTGTGACTACGATTACGGTTATTAATGATTCTGTTACGCTAGACTCTGGCTTATCAACTGTTTACTATGGCTTCTTAGATCCCACTCATTCAAGCTTTAACGTCTCTACAGCGACTTATGCAACCACCGCTGGCACAGCAGCGGCTTGTACCGGTAACTCAGCGACAGCGACAACCCTATCGGCTACTCTAGCCGTTGCTAAAGGCGGCACAGGCGTAACGACTAGCACAGGCACAGGTAATACTGTTTTAAGCTCCACGCCTACTATAACATCCCCCGTATTTGCAGGCACTCCAACAGGTGTTGGCATCCTAACCAGTGGCACAGTCGTTAATTCAACATCTGGCACTAACATTGATTTTACTGGCATACCAAGCTGGGCTAAACGCATAACCATCATGTTTAATGGCGTGTCAACTGATAGCACAACACTGGATACAATGGTACAAATAGGTGATTCAGGCGGCATTGAAACAGCCGGTTATGTGTCGGTTAATTCAACTATTGCAACCACAGGCACATCTTGTGCCAATGTTACCAATGGCTTTGTGTGCATGAATGTCACAGATCCAGCACAGGTGTTCTCAGGCTCGTTATTCTTGCATAAAGTAACGGGTACTACCTGGACGGCAAATCATGCCGTGTCCAGATCTCCAAACTATGCGGCTTGTGTTGGCGCAGGCATTAAAGCCCTAACAGCAACCTTAGACAGGGTACGTATTACATCCACTTCCGGTGCGGCTACATTTGACGCTGGTTCTATTAACATCATGTATGAATAAGGCACAGTTATGGTTGACATAGAATCAAGAGTAGCCAAGATGGAACAGCGTATTGATAGTTTACATTCTGAATTTAAAGCCGACCGTGATGAATCACGCAGGCGTTCTGACAAGATTTTTGATGCAATAGACCAGCTCAGAAAAGACAACGATAGGCACAAAGGCTTTTTTGGTGGCATTGTCTTTACCGTCAGTGCTGTCTTTGCCGTCGTTGTTTATTTAATTAAATAAGGAACTCAAATGGAAGATTTAATATCATTATTATTTTTAGCCCGTGATCTTGCCCACCGCGAGCATCTACGCACTAAATCATTTTCCCAACATATAGCATTGGGTTCATTCTATGATGCCATCATTGACAATGCGGATGCCATAGCGGAAGCTTACCAAGGCACTTATAACCTGATGGATTATATTCCCATTGAAGGCTATACCGGCAAAGCCGGTATTATCCCATTGCTAGAAAAGCATGTTAAATGGATTGCAGATAATCGCTATAAGATTTGTTCAAAAGAAGATACCGCTATACAAAATTTAATTGATACCGCTGTGGAAACTTATTCATCTACACTTTATAAGCTGAGATTTCTATCTTGATAGCTACCGCTTTAGAGATATTATTGCCGTTAATTAAAGAATTTGAAGGATGCAGGTTAAAGGCGTATCGCTGCCCGGCTGGTGTGTGGACAATTGGTTGGGGCTATACGGGTAAAGAAGTTACAGATAACTTGTCATGGACGCAGATCCAAGCCGATGAGCAGCTATTAAAAACAGCCGTTAAATGCCTACAGCAAGCAATAACCGCGTCACCTATACTAAGAGATTGTAAGGTTGAGAAACAAGCCGCCATTGCTGATTTTATCTATAATCTGGGGCTAGGCAATTATTTAAAGTCTACTTTAAAACTAAGAATCGATCAAGGCAACTGGGTGTCAGCCTCGACTGAGATAAAGAAGTGGAAAAAGGCTAATGGCGTGGTATTACAAGGCTTGGTTAAGCGTAGAGAAAAGGAAGCATCCTTGCTTCTAAAGTCATAGCGTATTGGCAAAACTCGGATCTGTCATGCGGCATGGCGAGCATTTAGAACAATATTTTCTTGAGCGTGATATTGTTTCAAACATGGCTTGGCATTTAGGGCATTTTATATGCTTTGGTTTAGTTTTACTGACATGGCCGTCATAAGATTTAAACATGACTAATACTGCCAAACAAAAATTAATACGGATATAACTAAAATAATCCAATTAATATTACTCATTCCTTTCTCCTATACCGTGCTGTATCTCAGCCCATCTGACACCCTCTTTAAATGAGTGTTTGCTATTTGCTGCCCATACAGCTTGCTTGGCTATATGTTTATCACTCAAAGGCTCACGTTTTGGCGGTGATGTGTAGAGTGGTATTGTTATCCCATCAAAATTCTTTTCAAACCCTACCGATAAAGTCCGCTCTGTAAAATCACCGCTTTCTCGTTCATACATCCAAGCTACAGGCTCTTGCTCAGGTTGTGCGAGTAGTTCTTCTATTTTGTTAGCTACTCCCCACGACATACAGGACTCATCTTTTCTATATGCTGTTAATATCTTTTGCAAAAACGCTCTTTCTTTACTCATCTTTAACCCCTATTCCGTGTGCTTTTTCAATTGCTCTTGCCAGTTCAAATACACCTGTACCTTCAAAATCTGTTGGGTCATGCTCTATGCCTATATCCCCAGCTATTTTAATTGCTATTTTTAGCACTTCAACATCACTCAAAGGCTCACTTTTTGGTGGTGCTGTGTAAAGAAAATCACCAACATTAACACCAAAATGCCCTCTATTAATCCATAACAAACTAAACCCTGAGCCTACTACGGCAACTGGTTCTTGTTTACTTTCTGGCAAATACCAAGCCTCGCTCATCGCATCTCTTTCTTTATCCCACTCTTTACTCATCACTTACTCCTATAATCTCATCAATAAAGTTTCTAATTTCAAGTAATTTTTTGTACTTTATAATCTCTATTACATTTCCATTTTCAGCAAAAATTAATGTAGGTGATTTAGCACAGCTTTCTTGCAAAACTAAATCATCAGATACTTGTAGTCGTTTTAATCCCATTTCATTAAGTGTTTGAAAATCAACTTTCGATTTTTTATCTGGCTCAGGTTGTGTAAGTAGTTCGCTAATCTCTTTAAGAAGTAATGGGCATATATTTCTAACTCTAAGATTTACTGCACATCGGTTTAATAACTCTCTTTCTTTACTCATCACCATTCCCCAATAAACTTAACCTTCACGGTTTGCGGATTATTGTGTTTAGCAATCATCTTTTTATACTTCCATTGTAGTTTTAAGTCGTGCCGCTCAAACTGGCCTGAAAAAACTTGTTTAAACGTAATGCCTTTAGGCTCTCTGTTGGGCTCTTTCCTTCTTTTAATCCATGCTAGCATTATCTCCCGATCATAGTATTTAGTGGGATTGCCTTTTTTCATCTGTCTAGGATCTATATAATCATCAGGTGGGCAAGGTAGCTGCCCTCTATCGTCCATCACCCCAATATGCTGAGTGGTAAAGCCCAGTAAGTCGGCTATTTCTTGGCGTGTTATTAAATGGCTAGGCATTATTTTCTCCAATATTCACTGTTATAACACTTAGTCCAGATTAACTGTGGTGCTGGTATCTCAAACTTAAACATCCTAATTCTTTTATTAGCGAGGAAGAACCCTAACCTTGTATCGTCTGGGTATCGATTACGTATCGCTTTCATCATCCTCCTCCATAATTAAATTAAACACACTCTCTACTTTTTGTTTTAAGTCCATGACTGCTACGGCATACCCCCTCTTGTAACCTTTTTTATAAAATGGGATACGTTGTCGAGGGGATATGATTTCAGGTTGTGCGAGTAGTTCTTCAATTTTAAGTTTCCAAAATTTATCTAACTTTGATCCATTTGCAGCATGGCTATTTAAAAGATATTGTAACAAATCTCTTTCTTTACTCATCATAACCCCCTTGTTTCAATACTTCATCTGCTACTTGATAAGCCCATTCCACATTAGTGGGAATATACTCAATACTTGTATCACCTTCGTGTGCGGCCAAACCTTGTAATAGGTTATAAGCAATATTCATTCTTTTTTCTTTTAGTTTTTTAGCGTCCATCATTCATCACTCTAATTTGTGGTGTCAAGTAAAGGGGTCGAACATTAGTTACCCCAGTATTAGATATGTAATCTTCAATTGTTGTTAAACAATCGTACCTTTCTCTATAGCCTTCCTCATAGGTGTCATACATCCAAGCAACAGGCTCTTGCTCAGGTTGGGCAAGTATTTCATCCACTTCAGATATGAAATTAGACAATGAAGTTGTAGACATATTGTCCTCAATTATTTTAATAGCTGTTCTTAATAAATCTCTTTCTTTACTCATCATCTACTCCAATGCCGTGTGCTTTTTCTATTGCTCTCGCAAACCGTTTTAAATCCCACGTATGCTCTGCAGCTATTGTCATTATTTCAACATTATCCAAAGGCTCACGTTTTGGCGGTGATGCGTACAGTGGTATTGTTATTCCATCGAAATTCTTTTCAAATCCTACTGATAAAGTCCGCTCTGTAAAATCGCCGCTTTCTCGTTCATACATCCAAGCTGCAGGCTCAACCATTACGAGCTTATCCTCGATATGCTCAGGTTGGGCGAGTAGTTCTTCAATAGCAAAATATAAATCACAGTCGTCCCTATGAACCATCTCTAAAACAACCAAAGCTTCTAAAACAACCAAAGCTTCTTTTAACAACTCTCTTTCTTTACTCATCACCACCTCCAAGTTATACCGTGAGCTTTTTCTACTCTTCTTATCCATCTGATGACGTATCTGACTTGATGATCGTCCATATTTTCAACAATCCCTTCTTTATCAAGAGCATATATAGCATCTTCTGATAAGGGTTTGGGTAGTGCAAACTCATTGACCCCTTGTCTAAACCCTTTCCCATACCATTCAATCTTTGTTTCTGCTAAAAGAGGCTCAGGTTCAGGTTGGGCGAGTAGTTCTTTAGTTTCTTCAAGTAGGCTCATATTAGAACCACGCCACATACACTCAACTAACCACTTCTTAAGTAACTCTCTTTCTTTACTCATAACTACCCCTATTTTCCTTTCTCCAACGCCTTAAATCTCTCTTTTCGATAAAGTCATCGTAGACAAACCCAGAAAACCAAATTACACAACAGACTACCAGCACAGCAAAAGCTGTAATCAAAACACAGCCCATAATTTGTACATAAAAACCACTTGTCATCGTCGTTCTCCTGCGAACTTGCGTTGTAAGATTTTGGAGCATCTGACATGCGCACCACGTACACCTCTGGCCGTTTGGCAGATGGGGCACATAGACGTGTTACTCATACCCGTATTGTTCTTGTTTCTTTCCTGCGCTAGCAGGTTGCCTTCCATTCTGTAGATCGTCTCACCGAATCTGTTCATAGTGTTCCCCTATGATCGTTATAGTGCGCTTAAGCGCTCTTTAAGTTCCTCAAGATGTACATCCGCGACTTTGGCGAGGTGTGTAGCACCGTTGTACTCACTGATGATTTTTACAATGTGAGGCTTTAATGTACGGTCTTTTACGATCTTGGACGAGCAGATCTCTTGCAACTCAACACGAAGCTGCGCAGGGTCGTTGACTTCCTTCTTCAAGTCTGCCACTGTTAAAGGCTCGCATGTTGGGGCGGGTTGCTCGACTTCGATCTTTGCCTTCGCTTTCTTAGGCTCAGGTTGAGCGGTTTGTTTCAACGATTCTTCAACTTGCGACAGATCGGGTCTCACCCCGTTGCTGTAGTTGAGCAGAGTGATCGCAAGGGTGAGTTGACCGATGCTTTCGTTTAGGGTTTTAATGCTTTCTTCTAGTGACATTTGATTGTTTCCTTTTAGTTGACAGTGTTCCGTGGAACATATTTTGTTTTGACGGTGTTAAGCATATGTCAACACCGTTGGCGTGTCAAACTTTATTTTGTGTTTTTCATCCTGCGTTATAAGACGCGAGGATTATTTTTTGAGTTGGGTTGTTTGAAGTGCCGAGCAGTGTGACTTGCACTTGGTCTGGCGAGTTCGCCCACACAGCTGCGCCTGGGTAACGGTGATCCTCTTCCCAGTGGTCTGTCGCATTTATTGTAAGTGTTGACCCTAAATAAGGGTGTATTTGTTTGGCACTTTCTTCGTCAGGTGCACAGACGACCATGGAGTCGTAGGTGTCGTAGTCGTCATTTACGTTTTGTTCTAGTAGATAAATGTTCATAGTTTTTAATTTGGAATTAGTTGTTGTGATTAGAGGTTGTTATGTTAAGCTATGCTCAACATTAACACAAGCGGAGATTTAAAGAAGATGATTATTGATGAGATTATAGTGTATTTCGGTTCACGGGCGAAGCTCGCCAGGCTGCTGCAGGTGGATCGTTCGGCAGTGACGATGTGGGTTAACAAAGACCGCGCTATACCACCTAAGCGTGCGATCGAGATCGAGGTGCTCAGTGAGGGTAAGTTTTTAGCGAAAGATATCGTATTAGAGTGGTGGAGAGCGGGTGATCGTGATGACTCGGCTGTATAAGATCGCGGTAGGTCGCGCGGACAAGGGGGTTATTGAGAACATCGAGAAGAGTTGGGCGGGGTTGGTTAAGGGGTTTACTCGGCACAAAGTGAGCGCGAAGAAAGGTGGTGCGTTTTTCGTCGGAGGTTCTTTTAAGGGGGCTCGAAGAGTGGAAGACGAGCTAGTGTCGCGGTCGTTATTGACCTTGGATATTGACGATTCTGGCATGACGTTGGGCGAGTTGCAGTTAGGCTTGCAATTAGGGTTAGATTGTGCCTTCGTGGCTTACTCGACTTACTCACACTCGGTGGACGTACCGAAGATACGTGTTATCGTTCCGTTGTCAAGTGATATTAAAGCGTGCGATTACAGAGACTTATCGATGAAAGTCTGTTCTGGTATCGGTATCAAGGTGGACGCGTGTTCGTTCAAGGCCAACCAGCTCATGTACATGCCGACCGCAGCGGATTTGGACGGGGTGTGGACTTTCGTGCAAGATGGTGATCCGTATTTGGTTGACGAATTAGTGGGTGTTGATGGGGTGGTTGGAGTTGGTGTTGGTGTTGATGTTGCGGCTGTGGAGTCTAACGACGAGGCTCAGGGGCTGATAGACGCGCTGAAGGAAGAGCCCTTGGATATCTCTGACGCTGAGGTGGACGCGTATTTAGTCGCTTATCCAGCACTGGGGTTGTCGTACGATGACTGGTTCAAAGTGGGGTGCTCGTTGCATCACCAGTTTAGAGGGTCGGAGGCGGGTTTTGTTAGGTGGTACGAGTGGTCTTTGTTAGGGAAGTTTGACGAAGACGAAGACAAGATGCGGAGAAAGTGGCCAGGGTTGGGTAAGCGCGAGAATATTCGCACGTTCGCATCAGTTAAGTGGTCAGTGAAAGATCGTTTTGGGATTGTTTTGGATCGTGAAGTGGTGATTCGGGCAGATTTGTTTGATGATCTGTTAGTAGAGGCTTCAAATATCGACGATATGGGGTCATACAGCGCGTTTAAGACGAAAATACTAAAAATCAATGCTACGGTACTGGGTAGCGATTTACGGGGCATGTTGGCCTCTGAGTTGGCTAATTCGTTTGGTAAGAGTGTTGGGATAACCAAGGCAGAGATTAAGAAGGCGTTAACACCTGTTAAGGGAGGTGGTGATTTTAGCAGGGGTGGTGATGAAGGTGATCTTCCTGGGTGGTTGGTAGGGTGGATCTACGTTGAGTCGCAGCTCTTGTTTTACCACGTTGAGTTAAATTACGGGATAAGACGGGAGGCGTTTAACGCTAAGTATGACAGAGAAGACGAATGCACGGGTGCGGGGATGCAGGCTTCTCATGTCGCGCTTGTTGTTTTTAAGATTGAGACAGTGGTCGATACGATTTATTGGGCTGGTGGCGCGGAAGTGCTTAGGTATGAGGGTAAGTCTATGCTCAACACTTATCGTCGCGTAGGGGTGGCTCCTTGTTCGAATTTGGGGTGGTTTAGCGAGGGTTCGGAGATCGTTGGGTTATTTCGTCGACATTTAGAGTTGTTGATTGAAGATCCGAAAGAGCAGGATTTTTTGTTGCATTCGTTGGTGTTTATTTACCAGAACCCTGGTAGGAAGATGAACTGGTCGATCGTGTTGCAAGGTGTGCCAGGGTCAGGTAAGACTTATTTTGCAGATGTGATGAAGTTGTTGCTTGGGGATGGTGTGCGGTCTTTGGGTGCGAGTTCGATTGGTGGACGGTTTAACGGTTGGGCGACAGGGTGTTTACTTAACGTCGTTGAAGAGATACGGGTTGCAGGGTCAAATCGATATGAAATACTCGACATGATTAAACCGTTGATCTCGAACGATATGATACAGATTGAAGAGAAGGGGAAGGATCATAGGACAGTGCCTAACTTTACGTCGTATTTGATGCTGACTAACCACAAAGACGCGTTGCCGTTGGGTGATAACGATAGGCGTTACTGCGTTATCTTTTCAAAGATACAGACCGAAGAGCAGTTATATGAGGTTTTTGGAGGTGAGGAAGGCACAGAGCGTTATTTTGATACGTTGTTCGGGAAGAGTCGAAAACATTCGGACGAGTTAGCACGTTTCTTTACCGATTACGTTTTACCTGAGTCTTTTAAGCCGTTCGGACGTGCACCGGTGACTGTCGCTAAGGAAGAGATGAAAGAATTAGCGATCAGTGGTCCTCGGCAGGTTCTTGAAGATTTGTTAGATAAACATCGCTGCGGTTGCATTACGAAAGATTTTATTGATGTGTCGTATTTGAATGATTTGTGTGAAGGTTTGGGTGATGAAGTTCCGAAAAGAAAAGGGTTGTCATCAATTTTATTAGAAATGGGTTATCGGCAGATGAAGGGGCGATATTTCAGAACTTACAAACCGGAAAGAAAACATTACATGTGGGTGAAGGAGGGTAAGAAAGATGAGTGGGTGATTGAGCAAGTTAAAAAGTTTTTGAAAGATGATGGTGAGATTTGATTTTGTAGCACGGGTGGTTGGAAATATCCACCGCCCCAACCGCCTTTAATCAACGCCCATAAAAAAATGGTTATGGGCGTTGGTAACTTATTGATTTTTATTTATTTTATATACTATACCGCCCCAAAGCCTCAATAATATTATAAAAAGTATATTAGGAATTTAAAATATATTTTTTTAGTTTTATAATTTTACACATAGATATTTTTTTTTTTTCATAGTAAGAGTATGAAAAGTTATGGGCGGTGCTTTTATGGGCGTTGAAGAGTGCTGAAGTCAAGAGTACCAAGGTGTGGAGAGCCGCCCACAATAGTTTTTTTAATGGGCGGTTAACGCCTTTTATAGGTTATTTTAAAGTTACCGCCCCAATCATTTTAATTTTTAGGAGAAAAACATGCGACACGGTGGAGGAAATACTCACTGCGAAAAGAAGCCAGAACCGGAAAATAATTTTGATCCGGAGACTGGTTTATATCATTATCGACAAATTGGCGGTTTTAATTGGGTACCGAGATGCCTCGGCTATAAGCCAAAATCGACAATTCAATGCGGTTTTGTCGCTCTAAAAAGTTCGAGAACTCAAAAATGTGTACGACATGGAGGCAATTCTGGGCATAAAAAGAACCCGACTTTGGCTAAAATTAAGACAAAAACAGGTGAATTTACGCGTGAGAAGAACGCTGCGAAGGTTCAAAAGAACCTCGATTTACGATTGATGGCCGAGGTTTTAGCGTTGACTGGAGGGATAGAAATTGCCAAACCAAAGGGGAGAACGTCTAAAAATTACGTGCCTATCACGAATATTGAGGACGCAGAAAAGTTCCTTTTAGACAAAATGGAGCGAGATTCTAAGAAGAAATGAGTTATTAAAACCTTATGATTTTGCTTTTGTCGGTACGATCATAAGGTGTGTTCCTATCACCCTATGAATAGATAAATATCGCTCAAAGGGTTATAGATCGCCCGTTCCTAACACAATATGAATAGATACTAGCTAGGCCTATCACGAATATTGTCGCCAGGATCCTGAGATTTTTTATAGTTTACCCATGATATAAAAAACATGGCGCCCGATAGTTTTGACTTTTTTGCCTCGATCATGAGGTATTTTTTGGACGTTCCAACTATCGGCTGTGCCTATCGTACTACTAGAGTGCAATGAGAGCTTGGCAAGTTGATAAAAGAAAGGTTTTAATGCCTTGTTTGGTGGTTTACGCGTTACGCCTTTTATATAGCATACGGGCAAGCCAGACCGTTTGGAGCGGTTTAACGATGCGTGTGCAACTGCTATCATCCCAAGTTTACTTTCGCCCCGTGACTCGCTGTAAATGATATCTGCAAGGCATTTTACCTGGCTGCTTTGCGCGTGGGTAATAGTTGGTACGCATAATAGAACGCTGGATAATATTATTTTCTTAAGCATATTTTAAAACCTTTAAATTCTAGACACAAAAAAGGGTAGCTTTTAATAATTAAGCTACCCTTAAGGGGATAATTTAAGGTTTTAAATGTTTAAACTTGCCAAATCTAACATCGTAATCAAAATCAATCCACTCTTTACATTTATCAATGGTTTTATAAACCGAATTGTTATGAATGCCTGATATTGTAAAACCTTTTAAAAGAATGTTTTTAGTTATCCCGTCTTTTGTTTCTGTTTTACAATGATTGCTAATTACACAATGTTTATACCTTATTATTGTTGTTGTTAGTTCTATCATTTTATTTAATCCTTTTCATTTCTTGAAAACTGTCAGTCTCTGTTACCAGTTTTGAAACTGTATACAGGTTGCCATCCATTATCAAAAACAAACCCTGTTTAGTCCTTTGTATTACCACAAGATCTTTATCAATCGGGTAGTAAGACCCAGCCATAAAATCAAGGATTAAAACAAGGATTATTGATAATAGTATTAATATTTTATTTTTCATGGTCTTTTATCCTTTTATATTTTATAAAATCGATTGTTTTTATAGTGGTAACTTATAACCAATTCGTCCGGTAAATCGTCATAAACCGCATAAATTTTTATGAGATAATCATAACCTGGACGCTTACAAGCATTTTTTAAGTCGTGTATATTCGTTCCGTTAACGCTTTCTTTTACCACATTATAATAATTGCTTATATCCGCTTTATATTTCATTCTATCCACCTTTATATTTAAAATTAACGTATGATTTTTTCTTGAGTGAAAACCTAACGAACGTTCGGTAAGCTTACAATCTTATTAATCAAAAAATAGTTGTCAACCTAAAATCACCCGCTAGGTTGACAACTGTATAAAAAAACTACAATTCTAAAGCTATTCCAGCCTTCTTTTTATAGGTGCCATGAACACGAAACCCTATAATATAATCACGGTCTACTTTTTGGCATAACGTGCAAGAACTGCAGGTAGTTTTATCATTGGTTTGGGCGGGACAAACTACCACTTTGTTACCTTTATGTGTATAACTTACTTTGTCTGTATCTTCTGATACGATAACAACTACCGGCCCGATGTTTAAAGCTTTATAATCATCCGCTTGTGTCAGATCATTAGCTGACAAGTTAACTGTAAAACCGTTATCATTCGCATGCTTAACAGCCTGGACATTGTGAGCTGATAACATAGGATAATGAGTGTATGTAAAACCATGCTTGTTAGCATTGGCCTTTACCAGATCTTTTAAAGCTTGCGCATCGATAGTGTCATTAGTGCCTACAAGGTCACCTGATACGTTATGACGCCACAAAATCCTTTTTGGCAGTGCTTTTATAGATTGTATAAAACCGTTCCAGTCCGTGCCACGTTCGCCACTTGTAACTTTATTCCAGTGCATAGACGTGTAGTAGCTATCTGCATAACAGCCATTAGATTTAAGCGGGCAAGCGTCCGGACACGTTCCACGATTACTAACGCTTGTGGGTATCGGGCCGGTTTTGGAATTGCTGGAAACTGCAGTTAGTGAATAATTCATTTTAATAAACCTTGCTAGAGTGGCTAGCGGTAAAGGCTGTCAATCGGACATCGATTAACTTGATGTCTATTATACATGATGTTAAGCATAACACAACAGTTTATTTTGATACCTGACCATTTAATTTTGCCAGTGTATTAAATGATACGCGCGCGTGTTGTTGTCATCTCTTCCTCAGCTATTAATAGAACGTTATGTTATAACATCCAGGTATCATTTAGAATATCTCCTTATATATCAATGAGTTATATAAGCTTGTGGCTGTACGATAATAAGTAAAGTAATACTAATGTATGGTTTAGTCTGTTATCGTTGAGTAGTGAGCATATATAAGTCGTTGATTTGTATAATGTTTTTAGGTTTCTAGGTTTTTTGCGTTATGTATTAAGGTATATAGCGACCCCCCTACACCCCGAAATCTCAGGAACGCGGGCGCTCTTATTACATACTATTTTACTCGTTAAGCGTAGGGTTTTTCAAACAGAGCGTAACAACATGTAACAATCTAATTATGAGTAACAATATGTAACAAAATCATCCCAAACCAAAATCGCTAGGCCTATCACCAATACCCCCCGTCACTAAAATAAACGCCCCTTCAAAAAAATTTTTTGCAAAAAATTACAAAGGGTGCTATAACTGTTGCACTATCTACAGCCCTGTAGCGAGACATGAGAAAAATAATAGATATAACCCCTAATAAGATTGTGGATTTTGAAACAGCAGGTGACGATTTTAGTTTCCTATCTGATGATGGTTCAAATCTTCCGCTACGAAAACCACCTCAGCAACGTCTCGAAGCACTGCTAAACGATTACGATTACCAGTTACCTAACTCCACCAACAAAATGCGGCAGTACGTGTTAAACAAACTGTTTGAAACTGCTGAAGAGGGTGAACCAAACTTATCTTTAAAAGCACTAGAGATTCTAGGCCGTGTTACCGAGATCGGATTATTCACTACACGCATCGAAGTTTCTGTTGCCGACAAGCCGACGGCTGATCTAGAGAATGACCTCAGCGTCCTTTTAAAGAACTACGCTAAAAAAGATACCGACCCCGTCCAAGAGATCACTGACGAAGAGTTACGCGGTTATTCTGAAGAGATAAGCGAAGGTGTGTTCTCAGAAGAGTATGTTGAGGAAGACGAGGAGTGAGTATTCCACTAGGCGATCTGACAATCGATGAGGATCTGCTCAAACAAGCACTCTCAACTGCACCGTTGAGCGAACGTGCAAGACTGATCGCACTCATCGAAGAACTCAAACGCAGACAGAACCGCGAGTTCGCGCAACAGAACTTCTTAGCGTTCGTGCAACAAGTGTGGCCTTCCTTCATCTATGGTCGGCATCACGCTCGCATGGCTCAAGAGTTCGAAAAGGTAGTGTCTGGAGAGAACAAGCGACTCATTATCAATCTTGGGCCGAGGCATACAAAATCTGAGCTTGCGTCTTATCTCTTACCTGCATGGTATTTGGGTAAGAATCCAAGTGAAAAAATAATACAATGTTCGCACACTGCTGAACTTGCGGTTGGTTTTGGTCGTAAGGTTCGTAACTTAGTTGGGTCCGCAGCATACCAAGAAATATTCCCTGGCGTTGAGCTTCAAGCTGACTCTAAAGCCGCTGGAAGATGGAATACAAGTGCCGGAGGAAGTTACTATGCGATAGGCGTATCAGGCGCGGTTACAGGGATCGGGGGTTCGCTAATCATTATTGATGATCCACATGCCCTCAAATTAGACACTGAGATAGCCACCACTGAAGGTTTTAAAACTATTGGTACTGTTGCCGTTGGTGACTATGTTTTTGCACCTGACGGTACTCCAACAAAGGTTGTTGCAAAATCAGAAGTGCGGCACGATAGGGAAATATACAAAGTTACCACTGACGACAATGTAGAAATATTTTGTGATGGTGGGCATCTTTGGAACTATCGATCGGATACAAAACTAACTGCTCCGCATAGAAACGCAACTACAAGAGATTTGTCTGAATGGAATAAAAAAAGTGCACCGTGTTTGCCAAGACACAGTGCAGTTCAATATCATGAAAAAGATTATTTAATACCACCGTATGTTTTAGGTGCATGGCTCGGTGATGGGACAAGTTCACTAGGAAGAATTACTTCTCACCCTGATGATGCGCCATATACTAGAGAACAGTTTGAACGTGAAGGATATGAAACGACCACACTTACAGATCCTTATAGTTTTGGTGTATTAAAATTACGAGCACAACTTATAGAAAAAAATCTATTAAATAACAAACATATTCCTGAAGAATATTTAATAGGATCTATTGAACAAAGAATGGATCTACTACAAGGTTTGATGGACACAGACGGTAATGTGACCGCACAAGGTCAATGTTGTTTTCAAAACACTAATAAAAGAATAATTGATGGCGCTATTCAAATCATACACAGCCTTGGTGTAAAAGCTAAAGTTCATTCGTATTTCGACACTAGAGAAAGACACGCATCAAGAAAATTAGATTATAGAATAACTTTCAAACTACAAGACGCGGCTAGAATGCCTAGAAAAGCGTGTAGGACTTTTACCCCAACAGACAAAAGATGCAGAAGTATCAAGGTTGAAAGAACAACTGAACGTGCTTCTGTACAATGTATAACAGTTGATAGAGAAGATGGGTTGTTTCTTATTGGTAGAGAGTATGTTGTTACACATAACTCAGAACAAGAGGCTGCCATAGCCGCATCTAACCCAGAAGTTTACGATAAGGTCTACGAGTGGTATACATCAGGACCTCGTCAGCGTCTTCAACCCCAAGGAGCGATAATTATCGTTCAGACTCGCTGGTCGAAACGAGATTTAACTGGACAAGTGAGACAAAAAGAGTTAGATGGGGGTGGTGATAAGTGGCGGTTAGTCGAACTGCCCGCGATATTGCCTAGCGGCAAACCTCTGTGGCCTGAGTTCTGGTCTATAGAAGAATTAGAAGCCACTAGAAATGCGATCGATGTCTCTAAATGGCAAGCGCAGTACCAACAGAACCCAACATCTGAAGAAGGGGCGATCGTAAAGCGAGATTGGTGGCAACGATGGGAACAAGATACACCTCCACCTACCAGTTTTATCCTACAAGCGTGGGATACCGCGTTTGAAAAACACAATCGAGCGGATTATAGTGCGTGTACGACGTGGGGGATCTTCAATCTTCCCGATGAGAAAGGAATTGATCGAGCAAATATAATTTTGTTGGACGCTAAACGTGATCGACTAGAGTTTCCGCAGTTAAAAGAAAAAGTATTGGGCGAGTATCGTTATTGGGAACCCGATTCGCTAATTATTGAAAAGAAAGCATCAGGCGCACCATTGATTTACGAACTTCGTCACATGGGAATCGTCGTATCCGACTTTACACCGACCCGTGGTAACGATAAGATCTCCCGATTGAATGCGATATCTGACATCTTTTCTTCCGGTCGAGTTTGGGCTCCAAATACACGCTGGGCAGATGAGGTTATTGACGAAGTTGCCGCCTTCCCCGCAGGTCAACACGATGATTATGTCGATTGTGTCAGCATGTCCCTCGCCTTATTTAGGAAAGGTGGTTATATTAGCACCAAATTGGACCGAGAAGATGAAGAATACGAGTACCGACGTAAAACAAGTAACTCTTATTATTAAAGGTAACGATTATGGCTGAAGATCCCTTCGATTTTATTAAAATAATGACACTGTTGTTTTTAGCGTCTCTCGTAGCAATGAGTATGCCAGATGTGGAAGCGTCCACCTGTAGAAACCCCGCTGTTAAACGACAATTTGATAGAGCACAAGGATACCCACATGGTCGTAAAGGTTATATTGTTGATCATAAATGTAGCTTATTTTGTGGGGGTCGAGATTCCACTTCTAATATGCAGTATCAAACAACAGTTGAATCTAAAAAGAAAGATTTGTGGGAGAATACTCCACTAGGATGCAAGAAAACCTGCACTCCACAAAACTCTACCCCTACCCGACAAGTATTTAACTGTAAATAAGGAACAAGAATGATTGAAAAAAGTATGAACCCTGCTCCACAGGGGATTAGTCAAGTTGATCCTAATGCGGAACCGTTAGAGATTGAGATTGTTGATCCTAAAGAGGTAACGCTACGACATGGTGACGAAGAGATCACTATAAAACCTTTGTTTGATGAGGAAGAATTTACTTCAAATTTAGCAGAAGATGTGCCTGACAATGTATTAGCATCTTTAGCGTCTGAACTTATTGCTGATTTTGAAAGTGATATTAGTTCGCGTCGTGATTGGATCAGCACGTACACAGATGGGTTAGAGCTCTTGGGCTTACGCTTAACGGAACGATCCGAACCGTGGGAGGGAGCATGCTCTATTCAACATCCGTTATTAACAGAAGCGATTGTTAAGTTTCAAGCAGAGACAATCACTGCGACGTTCCCTGCAAGCGGCCCTGTTAAAACACAGATTATCGGTAAGGAAACCGAAGATAAAAAAGAAGCCGCAATGCGTGTACAGACTGATATGAACTATCAGCTGACCGATGTGATGACTGAGTATCGCCCAGAGCATGAGCGTATGTTATGGGGCTTAGGATTGGCAGGTAACGCCTTTAAAAAGGTTTATTATGATCCTTACTTAGGTCGTCAGGTATCGATGTACGTCCCTGCTGAAGATATGATTGTACCCTACGGTGCTTCTGATCTTGAAACAGCGGAACGTGTAACGCATGTGATGCGCAAAACTGAAAACGAAGTTAAACGATTACAGTATGAAGGGTTCTACCGAGATGTAGAACTAGGCGATCCATCTAACACAATGGATGAGGTGGAGAAGAAGATCGCTGAACAGTTAGGGTTTAGAGCGACTACGGACGATCGTTACAAGTTACTTGAGATGCACGTTGATTTAGATCTTGAAGGTTACGAGCACGAAGATCCTGAAACGGGTGAACCAACAGGTATAGCACTTCCGTATATCGTCACCATGGAGAAAGGCACAAGCACTATCCTATCTATCCGTAGAAACTGGGATCCTAAAGATGAAGCATCTAAAAAACGTAATCACTTCGTACATTATGGCTATGTTCCAGGTTTTGGCTTTTATTGTCTTGGGCTTGTTCATCTTATTGGTGCTTTTGCCAAGTCTTCTACTTCAATCCTTCGTCAGTTGGTTGATGCAGGTACCCTCAGCAATCTACCGGGCGGTTTCAAAACCAGAGGACTCCGTGTAAAGGGTGACGATACACCGATATCCCCAGGTGAATGGCGAGATGTAGACGTACCATCCGGTACGATGCGCGACAACTTCATGCCGCTACCTTATAAAGAGCCTAGCCAAACACTGTTGGTGTTGCTACAAGCGATTGTAGAAGAAGGTAAAGCCTTTGCCGGAGCAGCGGATCTTGCTGTGTCTGATATGTCTGCAAACTCACCTGTCGGAACCACCCTTGCGGTACTAGAACGTACACTGAAAGTAATGAGCGCGGTACAAGCGCGTATTCACTACTCGATGAAACAAGAGTTTATTTTATTACGCGATATTATTAGGGATTACTGTCCAGATGAATACGATTACGATCCAACCGAAGGTAGTAGACACGCTAAGAAAACTGATTATGATTTGGTGTACGTACTTCCTGTATCAGATCCCAACGCGTCAACAATGGCACAGAGAGTTGTACAGTATCAAGCGGCCTTACAATTAGCGCAACAAGCGCCCCAGTTATACAACATGCCTGTATTGCACAGGCAGATGCTCGAAGTGCTAGGTATTCCTAATTACCAAAAACTGGTACCAATGGACGATGATATGAAACCGCGTGATCCGATCACCGAGAATCAGAACATCCTAAAGAACAAACCGGTCAAAGCGTTCCTTTATCAGGATCATCAAGCGCATATCGCGGTTCACATGGCGGCTATGCAAGATCCTAAAGTACAGATGGTGTTGCAACAAGCGTTTGGACAAAACCCACAAGCATTACAGGCACTGCAAGCGTCTATGTCTGCGCACATCTCAGAACACTTAGGTTACGAGTATCGCAAGCAACTTGAACAAGCGATGGGTGCCAACTTACCGTCTTACGGTGAGGATGATACGGATAACCAAGTGACCATCCCTGAAGCGATGGAAGTGCAGATCTCTCAACTCGCGGCTCAAGCTTCACAGCAATTATTGCAACAGAACCAACAGCAACAGCAAGATCAAGCGAACCAACAGAAGCAACAAGATCCTCTGATCCAAATGCAACAAGGTGAGCTACAGATCAAGCAAGGCGACTTGCAACGCAAGATGGCTAAAGATCAAGCGGACATTCAACTTGAGATGGCCAAACTTGAACTTGAGCGCGAGAAGTTGGGAGCTACACAAGAGCTTGCTGGCGCAAACATCGGTCTGAAGATGAAGACTGACCAAGCCCGTATTGATGCGGATAAGGAGAAACTAGCCACCAAGATGGGTGTTGATGTCGCTATGAAAACGCAAGATCGCCAGCATCAAAAGGAGCAAGCGTTTAACCAACGATCGCAACAAGCTGAAAAGAAAGAGCCTAAAGAACCTAAAGAATGATAACGACTTTGGTTGCAGAGGTAGTATTGCTACCTCTTAAAGCGATAGGTTTAACCTTTGTGTTCCTGTACTTGTTCTATTGTATGGGTGTCAGGATTTGTAAGGATGTGAAACGATGGACAAAATAGCAGAAATATTAATAAAGCAGATCGATGAGAAGATTGTGCTTTTACAGAACTCTATATGTGATGGTCGAGCAAAAGACTACGCGGAGTACAGGTATGGTGTCGGTGAAGTAAGAGGTTTACTAACCGCACGCCAATACATAACGATTTTAAACAACAAAATGGAATCATACGATGAGTAAAATATTGTTAGCAACTAATCCTAAAAATCCGCAAATTGTGGGTTCTGTGGATATGGAAGCTTCAAACGAAGAAAAGGCCACACAGCTTCCTATTCCTTCTGGTTATCGAATACTATGTGCTTTGCCTCAATTGGAGAAAGAGTATGAGAGCGGGTTACTCAAAGCCAACGAAACACTACACCATGAAAATCTTCTGGCTACTGTGCTGTTTGTTGTGGCTATGGGCGCTGATTGTTATGGAGACAAGACTCGTTTCCCCAGCGGCCCTTGGTGCAAAGTTGGAGACTTTATTGTGGTTAGACCTAACGCGGGCACACGACTAAAGATTCATGGTAAGGAATTCCGGGTAATAAATGACGATTCTGTAGAAGGTATCGTTTTGGATCCTAGAGGTGTATCAAGACTATGAAGACGTGCACAAGATGCAAAATATCAAAAGATAAAGTATTTTTTAGTAAACAAACAGTGGCTAAAGATGGGTTACAACCGCACTGTAAAGAGTGTAAAAAACTATATCAGCAAACATGTGTTACTAGGAATGAAACTTCTAAAAGATACAGAGATGCCAATAAAGAATTGTGCATGGCTAGAACTTTAAAATGTGTAAAAAACAATAGGGAGAAATATAACAAGCTTGCATCTGATTGGGCTTTTAAAAACAAAGAAAGAGTTCTTCAAAATAGGAGGAATTGGTATAGGTTAAATAGTTCTAAACCTATAGAGGCACAAAGAAGACGAGTTAAAAGAATGCAAGGATTAAAATTATCACCGGCATTTCAAGCAGAAGTCGACGGAATGTATTTATATTGCAATATTATGAACATGTTTGCCAAAAATTTTTCAGAAAGATTGGAAGTAGATCACATAATACCTTTGAATGGAAAGTTGGTATCAGGATTACATGTTCTTAATAATTTACAAATACTAACTGCTTCTGAAAATAGAAGCAAAGGTAACAGAATCAATTTAAATGAGGTAACAAGCTAATGGCTTATATAGATGAAGAATACACATTCCCAGACGAAGCACCTGAAGTTGAATCAACCGATGAAGGGTATGAGATTGAGATAGAAGACGACACACCACCTGCGGACAAAGGTAAAACCCCTTTACCGAAAGCGATTGTTGAAGAGTTAGAAGAAGCGGATGACTCTGACGAGTACACCGGTAAGGTGCAAACCAAGTTCAAGCAGTATAAGAAAGCGTGGCATGACGAAAGACGTGCTAAGGAAGAAGCGTTCAGAGAACAGGAAGAAGCGCTTAATATAGCGCAACGAACCTTAGATGAAAACAAACGCTTAAAAGCTTTGTTAGAGTCTGGCGAAAAGGAACTGATTAGTACGTATCAGTCTTCCGCTGAGATGGAAGTTGAGCAAGCAAAACGAAATTATAAAGAAGCTTATGATTTCGGCAATACGGATGCAATTATCGAAGCGCAAGCTGAGTTAATGAAGGCAACAAATAAACTTGACAAAGCTAAAAATTTCAGGCCTACTGTTCAGAACGTCGACGATAACGTACAAGTTCTACCAAAAAAGCAGCCTCAAGCTGCACAGATGGACCCGAAGGTAGCGGAATGGGTAGCAGAAAATCCGTGGTATGTAGACCCAACTAAAAAATCTATGTCAAGATTCGCTGTAGGCATACACGAAGACTTACTAGAAACGTATGGGGAGAAGTTCGTTGGTACTGACGAATATTTTAAACGCATCAACCAGGAAGTTTCTCGCAGATTCCCAGAAGAATTTGAAACCTCAAACGATGAGCCAAAGACTCAACGTACATCTAAATTAAACACGGTCGTGGCCTCTGCGAAACGTAGCACATCTGCAAAAAAGATTACGCTTACGACTACGCAAGTCGCCCTAGCAAAGAAGTTCGGTTTAACACCAGAACAATACGCCCGTGAACTAACAAAATTGGAGGCCTAATCATGGCACAAACACCTAGAGAATTAAGTACCCGTAGCACAACTGAACGTCCTAAACAGTGGGCACCAGCAGAGCTTTTACCAGAACCTGATAAACAGCCTGGCTACGCATATAGATGGATTCGTACTTCTACACTAAATGAGTCTGACCCACGAAATCTTTCATCAAAACTGAGAGAAGGCTGGGAGCCAGTTGGTGTTGATGAACAACCTAAGTTTAAACTGTTAGTCGATCCTAATAGTCGTTTTAGCGATAACATTGAGATTGGCGGGTTATTACTTTGCAAAACCCCTGTGGAGTTTATTGAACAGCGTACCGCGCATTTTCAAAAACAAGCTCAATCACAAACGGAAGCAGTAGATAATAATTTAATGCGCGAAAGTGATCCTAGAATGCCTATCTTTAACGATAGGAAAAGTTCTACTTCCTTTGGCAGAGGTTAATAAATTAATTTTTTGGAGGTTTAAATGGCTTACCCTACCGTAAGTGCTGCATACGGCTTAAAACCCGTAAATTTAATTGGGGGTCAGGTTTTCTCTGGCTCCACTAGAGCGTATCCTATTCAATACGCTTATGGTACAAGTATTTTTAATGGTGACCCAGTTGTTCTTGCAAGTGGAACTATTACTAAAGCGACCATTGCCGCTGCAACTACCGGTAAAGTAATTACCGGTATCTTTTTAGGTTGCTCTTTTACAGATCCTGTAACTAAGCAAAAACGCTTTTCACAATATTGGCCTGCTAGCACATTAGCCGGTGATGCAGTAGCTGTTGTTACTGATGACCCAGATACTGTGTTTAAGATCGTTATGTTATCAGCCGCTGGCGGTACTGTCACTTCTGGTTCACAAGCTTTGGTTGGTCTTAACGTAGCTGGCGCTGACGCTGCTGGTAGTGTAACTACTGGTAACTCTGCTGTTGGTGCTGTTACCCCAAGCGCTACACCTAGCACAGGTTTGGCTTTCCGTGTTTTGGACACTGTTAAAGAAACTGCTATTAGTACACCTGTACCTAGCACTTCAACTACTACTGTTACTATTACTGTTCCTGCCTTAACTGTACCTTTAATTATCGGTTCTGAAGTTAACTTCCTTGCTGCTAATGGTCAGTTGGTTAACACAGGTTCTTTCTTAACAGCGTCTTATGCTATTGGTGCAACTTCATTGGTTATGAATGCTGCTTCTGGTGTAACTATTCCGGCTTCTGCCACTTTAGTTATCACTCAATACCCTGAAGTTCTTGTAAAGATCAACTTCGGTATTCACTCATATTATGGCGCTTAAGGAGCATAACATATGGCTATTTCACGTTCGCAACTATTAAAAGAATTGCTTCCGGGCTTAAACGCTCTGTTCGGTTTAGAGTACAATCGTTATGGTGAGCAACATAAAGAAATTTATGAAATCGAATCATCTGAGCGTTCTTTTGAAGAAGAAACAAAATTGTCTGGCTTTGCTGCCGCTGCCGTTAAACCTGAAGGCTCAGCCATTCAGTATGACAATGCGCAAGAAGCTTGGACTGCTCGCTACAACCACGAGACCATTGCATTAGGGTTCAGTTTGACACAAGAGGCTATCGAGGACAATCTTTATGACTCGCTTTCAGCCAGATATGTTAAAGCATTGGCCCGTGCTATGGCTTACACCAAACAAGTAAAAGCTGCATCTACTCTTAACAATGGGTTTAATGCTGCATTTACTGGCGGTGATGGTCAGTCTTTGTTCTCATCTGCACATCCTTTGGTTAATGGTGGCACTAACAGCAACCAACCAACTACTGCTGCAGATTTAAACGAAACTTCTTTAGAAGCGGCTGTTATCCAAATCGCTGGTTGGACAGACGAACGCGGTCTTTTGATTGCAGCTAAACCTAAGAAACTCGTAATCCCACCTGCACTACAGTTTGTTGCAACCCGTTTACTGGAAACAGAACAACGTGTAGGCACTGCTGACAATGATTTGAACGCCATCAAATCAAATGGTGTTATCCCTGGCGGCTACACTGTTAATAATTTTTTAACGGATAGTAACGCCTGGTTCTTAACAACAGATGTTCCTAACGGATTAAAAATGTTTGTTAGAGCACCTATATCCAATGACATGCAGGGGGATTTCGATACTGGCAACGTGCGTTATCGCAGTAGAGAAAGATACTCGGTGGGGTATTCTGATCCGTTAGGTATGTTTGGGTCTGCTGGCGCTTAGTATATAAATCAACAACTTAGCTTAAATTAAAGCCCTCTCCGGAGGGCTTTTTTATGTCCGAAAAAAAATAAATTAAAGAAACCACTTGTTTCTTTAATATTAACATGTCATACTGTTTTCAAGGTTTAATTTTTAATTGGAAATGATGTGATGATAAATAAGATGAATAGTCCTTTATTTGAAAAAGGTCTTACAAAATGGAACACATATATAGCTAACTATGTTGGCAAATATGATTTTTCAAATTCTGTTTACGCAGGTATGAATAATAAAATTTTTTTCATATGCCCAAAACATGGAAAAATAGATATGGATGCTAAAAATGTAATAAGTGGAAAAACCTGTAAAAAATGTTCTTTTGAAGAACGTGGAGGTAAAAAAAGAACAACACAAACAACTTATATTGCAAGAGCATCTTTGGCTCATAAGAATAAATATACCTATGAACATGTAAAATATTCAGGTCTTAAAAATAAAATAAAAATAGTTTGCCCAGAACATGGAATATTTGAACAGACAGCTGATGATCACATAAATGGCGCTGGGTGTAAAAAATGTTTTCACACTTATCGTAGGGGTAAATCTCAAATAGACACACTGGATAGTTTTAATGAAAAATTAAACAATGCTTTTTCTGGATGTTTAAAACTTTTGTCTAAAGAATATTTAAACAGTCAAGAAGATATATTTGTTACATGCACAAAACACGGTGGAGAATTGATATCTAAACCTTATAGGTTGTCGGCTGGTGAAAACCCATGCGCTAAGTGTAATCATATGAAATCTGCTCCTGAACAAGCAATTGCAGATTATTTGAGTATTTTCACACCTATACTACAAAGAGATAGATCGCTAATAAGCCCAAAAGAACTGGATATTTATATTCCCACTGCAAATCTAGCTATTGAGTTTCATGGTATGTTTTGGCACTCACATTTTGAAGCTGAAACTGAAGATAAAGATAAATATAAAACATACAATAAATACAAATCTTGTGCGGAGAAAGACGTTAGGCTTATCACCATATACGAAACAGAATGGCAAAACAGGCAACCTCAAATAAAAAGACTGCTTAGAAATGCGATAGGTAAAACAAAAGGTAAGTTGATGGCTCGTAAGTGTCAAGCATCTATGGTTCCACACACAGAAGCCAAAGCGTTCTTTGAAAAATATCATCCTCAAGGCGGTGACGGCTCAGGCACACACTATGGTATTTATTGGAAAACAAAGTTAGTAGCCTGTATGCGATTTTCTTTAGGATCAAATGATAGGGGAAATACAAAAACAAGAGACTGGACTTTGTCTCGATACGCCACGCGAGTTAATGTTCTTGGTGGGGCATCTAAACTATTTAAAGCGTTTGTAAAAGAACAAGATCCTGATCTTATAAAATCTTTTTCAGACAATAGGTATTTCTCTGGCGGCATGTACGAACAACTTGGTTTTGAGTTGGTATCAGAATCAATGCCAGACTATCAGGTTTGGAGTCAGAAAAAAGGTTTATTTCCAAAGTCTCATTATCAAAGAAGAAACATCCAAAAGAGATTGTTAGAACATGGTAAAGATGAGAAGTATGATCACGAAACAGATGAGCGAACCGAAAGAGAAATGACCTATTTAATGGGCGCAGGTAGGATATATGACTGTGGTAAAAAGAAATGGGTTTGGACAAAATAAACATCTTGCAAACACTCTAAAAAGGTAGTATAAGTATCTTCATACCGAGATAAAATTCGGCTTAATAGACTGCTCTCGGCAGACGCATAGAAGACTATTAGGCTTAACTTTCTATGAAGGAACTATCATGTCAAGAACTACCTTTTCAGGCCCAATTAAAGCTGGAACAGTCCGTAACAACAAGTACAATAATGTAGGTTTTACTGTTTTACGCCAAACAGAATTAGTCACTTTTAACACTACGTTAAAATCAGAAAACATTATCTATTTACCCTCTGGCTCTAATATCTTAAACGTAGCAGTTGATGTTATTACTGCGTTTGATTCTGCTACTTCCGCGACACTAACCATTGGTAAGACTTCTGCTGGCACAGATTATGTTTCTGGTGTCAACGCCAAAACTGCGGCTAGAACCATTCCTACTTTCACTGCCGCTCAGTTGCTTGCAATGCAATCAACACCTGTTGATATATCTTCTTCAGTGACAGGCGAAGCACCTTGTTCTATTTTATATACAACCATCACTTCTGTTGGTCAACCAACTGCGGGCTCTGTCTACGTCACTATCCAATACACTCAAGCTGACGATCGCGCCACAGCCTCTACACAATAAGTAGGAGACTGAAATGAGTATGCAAACTGACGTTAAGAGCGTCCATGCTAATGGTGGTACGACAGGTGTAGCGGTATCATTATTAACAGGGCGCTTTAGGGTAAAGAGCGTTGTTATTGCTGGCGGTGCAGGATCAGGTACAGTTAAACTTTCTGACGGAGCCACTTCTACAAATGCAGCTGTCGGTAATGTTGAATTAGAACTTGATACCGGAGCAAACTCAAACGTAGCTAATGTACTACTACCAGGTGAAGGTATTCTGTTTGAAAATGGTGTTTGGTATACCCCTACAACCGTCGTACCGATTGGTATCACCGTTATCTACGCATAGGTTATACTGATGGAACATCAACGAGCAACTGACCCTGAAGTTCGAACTGCAAGAGAACTAGCAGAACACGGCTCTGATATCAAACATCTACAGGCCGATATGGACAAGATGAGTGATGATATGGAAGAGGTTAAAAAGTCTCTTCAGAATATTAACAAGACACTTGCTGAGGCTCAAGGTGGTTGGAAGGTGATGATGCTGGTTGGTGGGTTTGGTGCAGCGATCGGTAGTCTGGTCGCATGGATAATCAACTTTCTTAAAGTATAATTATGGCAACTAAAAAAGCGCCAGTCTTATCGGTTGGTCGAGGCGAAAAGTTACCTGTATCGAAAGGTGCAGGTTTGACTGCTAAAGGTCGCGCTGCTTATAATTCAGCAACCGGATCAAACTTGAAAGCACCTGCACCACACCCTAAAACCAAAGCGGATGAAGGTAGAAAGAAATCATTTTGCTCAAGAATGACAGGGGTTCCCGGTCCGATGAAAGATGAGAAGGGTAACCCTACTCGTAAAGCAGCCTCATTAAAAAGGTGGAACTGCGGTGCCAAGTAAATCGGATAAGCAAGCGAAGTTTATGCGAGCAATAGCGCATAGTCCTGAGTTCGCTAAGAAAGCAGGTGTACCACAAAGTGTAGGAAAAGAATTTGTATCTGCCGATAAAGGCAAAAAATTTAAAACAGGTGGCGAGATGAAAAGTAAACCCGATCTAAAAAAGTTGTTCAAAGGTAAAGAGTCAGTTAAAGAAGAACTGAAAGAAGCCAAAGCAATAAAGTCTGGTAAGATCAGCCCGATGCAATATGCTAAAGGTGAAGAGTCTGAAAAGAAAATGAAAAAAGGCGGTTCATGTTACGCTAAAGGTGGATTGACAGGTCGTGGTGATGGTATCGCTTCTAAAGGCAAAACCAAGTGTAAGGTGATCTAATATGAGAAACGCTAACAAAGATGAAATGGCTAATGCTGACCTACAAAGAAAGATGGTCAACCAACCACGCACCGCACCTAAAGCTAAACCCGTAGCGAAGTCTACCTTCAAACCAAAAGTGTCTGATGAAGCTAACGATACCTTGCGCCCTGAAGACATGCAAAAGATGAAGAAGGGTGGTAAAACCAAGTGTATGGCTAAAGGCGGTTTAACAAGTCGCGGTGACGGTATTGCCTCTAAGGGCAAAACCAAGTGTAAGTACGTTTAATTAGGAACCCTATATGTCTGATGTAAAAATCTCTGGATTACCAAGCTCAACAGGTGTAACCCCTGCATCAGACTATATTCCTATTGTCCATAACGGTACGACTGAGAAGATTACCCCTGACCAGTTGATCTCAGGGATAGGTTTAGCTACTGATTCCGAATTAGCCGCAGGTCTGGGATTAAAAACAAACATAACTGATTTAGCAGCAATCACCGGAGCAGCTTTAATTGGCTTCCGACAATCTTCAATAGGTGCCACTGTTAGAACAGTTGACGCTAAATTAAAAGAAGAAATATCAGTATTAGATTTCGGTGCTGTAGGTGATGGCGTTACGGATGATACTGCGGCTTTTAATTTGTTTTGGCAAACAATAAAGGCAAGCAAAGTACAGATAGGGCCGGATAGTTATGTCACTATCGCTGGACTAATCCCGAAAGGGACGTATTATATAGGATCATCTATAAACTGGACTAATCTAAACGCATATAATTTAGAAATATCCGCATATGGAGCCGTCTTACTTGGTAATGTTGCTGGTGGTAATGTTATCGATATGATTGGTGTATTAGGAAGTCACATAAAAGGATTGACCATTGTAGGTGGTACAAGCAACACACCAAAAACAGCAGTTTTAGTCGGACCTATTGGTACGGCAACTTGTGGAATAAATAGTTTTGTAGATTGTAAATTCATAGGGTATTATACCCTCACATCTTTTTGGAATATAGGTTCTGAAACAACGGAATATACAGGCTGTAGATTTAGTAATAGTTATATTGGAGCATCTTCTTATTCATACATAGGTGATGGGGTAAATAGATTTGGAGCGGCCAGTAGTTATCAAACCATTAGAAGTCCTAATGTTTCTGTAAGTTTTACTGCTAATAGTTTTAAACAATGTTCATTTAGAAATTGGTCAACAGTTAATACAGGTGCATCCGTTTATTTAGAATATACAAATACTTGGAGTTTTGACAAAGCATGTTATTTTCTAGCTTTTACCAACGCTAATTTAATCATACGATTAGGGACAGATAGTGTAACACTTGGGTTATCTTTAAAAGGATTGTTTGAATCAAGCTTATTAACAGGTTTAGATTATTGTGTAAAGTTTTTAGTCCCTACCGGTGAAAGCGCAACGTGTTATGATAATGATTTTGATTTTACCTATCCAACACCAAAAACGTCTGTAATAAAACTTGAAGATATTGTTGGGGGAACACCGGGTACTTTAGTTTTTACAGGTACAGTTAGGATTGTTAACTCATCGCTTGGGGCAATAACTCTGTTTGATGCAGAAACAATGACCTATTTGGGGGATTTACATTGTAAGGCCGCGACCACAATTAATATACAAAATTTATCCGCATTTAAAGGTATTATTTACACAGACACAAAAACAAGCATCCAAGGACCTACCGCTGGAAATAATGATAGTAACATTATTATTATAGATAAAAACTCAGGAAACTTAAGCTTTATATCAAATAATCCAGTTTTTCATTGTATGTCCAATGCAGAGACTTCAGGGAGTTTAGTGTTATCAAGAGCGTTAGGTCAAGCTGATAGATCAAGTAATATTTCAGTGTCTAACTCATCAACGACGGCTAATAATAACATTCAATTACAGGTTCATACTGGAACTGTTGGGAATAGATATAACACCTTGACCGCTAAAGGTGATGGGCATGTTTATATTGGTGACATTGCCAATAGTAATATATTTAATTTTCAACCTGATTTAACAGGATCAGGATCACCTGCATTAATTGTTTCTGGAACGGCAACAAATTCTGGATTATCTTTTGCCACAAAAGGCAGTGGGGATAGTTTTTTTTCAAGTGGGCAAGGATTATATCCATCGTTTTTAATACAAGGTGTTGCTTCATCTGTTAACTATATTAAAGCAACCCCCTCTGTATCGGGAGCAGCGGCTTCTTTTGAGTGTCTGTCAAGTGTAGATGCAAATATAGATTTACAATTGATACCCAAGGGCACAGGGAATATAAAATTTGGGGCATACACTGCGACTCCAGGTGCAACAACTGGATATATTACAATTAAAGACTCTGCCGGTAATCTTAGAAAGTTAGCAGTAATCGCATAATGAGATTCTCTAGAGGTATGGGCGACATTAACCCAAGTAAAATTCCAAAGAAGATTGTTCGTAAGGACAACCCGAATAGTGTAGACTTGTACAAAAAAGGAGGGGTTGCCAAAAGCTTTCCTCCAGCCACTAAGTTTAAACAGGCTAAGAAATGACAACGACGAATACCGCTACGTTCAATATGAGTCTCGATGAGATAATCGAAGAATGCTACGAACGCGTGGGTTCGGAAGCGAGATCGGGCTACGATTTCAAGACTGCTAGACGTTCACTTAATCTATTAACAATAGAATGGGCTTCAAAAGGCATAAATTTATGGCTCATAGAACAAGGCTCTATCCCTTTACTGACTAACATTGGCACGTATGATTTACCATCCGACACTATCGATTTGCTTGATCAAGTGGTACGTACAGGTACCGGCACTACTCAAGTGGATATCAACTTATCTCGTATTTCTAGTTCTACTTACGCTACTATACCTGCTAAGAACACGTCGGCACGTCCTGTGCAGGTTTGGATAAACAGACAAGCGCAAATACCACAAATCAACGTATGGCCTAAACCTAATAACGATAGTTATACGTTCGTCTATTGGCGCTTAAGACGTATCCAAGATGCCGGTAATGCGAGCAATACACAAGACATACCGTTTAGATTCTTACCTGCGCTGATCGCAGGGTTAGCATATCAGTTATCAATGAAGCTACCTGGCGTTGATCCTAATCGTAGCGTTATGCTCAAAGCAGTTTATGATGAAGCGTTTCAAATCGCTAGTGAGGAAGATCGTGAAAAGGCATCTTTGCTTGTCGTCCCTAGGATGCTTAGGTAGTGGCTATAAAATGTGTGACTGGTGTGGTTGACAATTGTGTGACTGATGTGATATACTCTAATTTTTATAGGAGAAATCACATGGCTAATAAGTACACAGAAAACTCAGTTAAACATTTGGGTATATCTACAAAGTGCGGAGTATATATTCTTACCGAAACATTATCCGGTAGGACATATATTGGGAGTTCTAAAAATATGAGAACTAGAGTTGCTCATATTTTTAGCAAGTTAAAAACAATGTATCGACCTAGCCATTTGTATGAAAGTTTTACTGAAGCTTTTAACGCACATGGTAGTAAAATATTTTTAGCAAAAGAATTGGTGATATGTTCGGAAGAAAATTTATTAATGTATGAGCGAGCATGTATAGAAGCTTTTTGTCCAACAGAAAACACACTTATGCGTAGTGATGGACGTATATGTTTTTCTGAAAAAGAAAGAGTTTTAAAAAGTGAAAGAGTAAAAGCGTTATGGGCTACCGAAGAATATCGAAACAATGCTATAGCTGCTAGAAAAGGTAAAGCATATAATAAAGGTTATAAATGTACTCCGGCTCAAGTTGAAAATAGAAGAAAGGCTGCTCGAATATCTAATATAAAAAGAAAGTTTGGTTTGGATTGGAAAGAGCAATACATATTAAAATACCCAGACTTTGCGGGTGATGTAAGTGACCGTTAAGTACACATCGGGTAAGTACACGAATTCGGCTTGCGATCGTTGCGCGGAGTGGGTTCGCCTTAGCACGCTTAAAAAGATTACTCTAAAAGATAACCGAACAAACATTAAAGTTTGTTCAAGATGTTGGGAGCCTAGCCACCCACAATTACGTTTAGGTCAGTATCCGGTTGTCGATCCGCAAGCGGTCAGAGAACCAAGACCGGACAGTCCTGAGACTGGTGTACATCTTAGTCCGTCTCTATTATGGGAAAATCAAGAAGCAACCAATATGGGTCTAATTGGTGGCTTCTTGATTCAAGAGAATGGTGGATCACTATTATTAGACGGTTATGTTGGTTATGATATAATCACACAAGACGGTTATTTTGTCTTTACACAAGATAACCTACAAGTTAACGCGGAGTAAATATGCCCTCTATCAAAGTATCGGAACTTAGCACGGCAGTAACACCTTATGATGGGTCTGAGTATTCACTAGGTATTCAAGATGGTCGTTCTGTAAAAGTACCTGTTCCCAATCTTGCGGGAGCTTTAGGCGCTACTTTAATTGGCATAACCCCTAGCGGTACAATATCCGCAAACACAGTGGCGGGGGCGCTTAACGAATTGGATTTAGAAAAAGCATCGGGGGATAGTGTTAGTTTAAAAGCAAACAGTGCAGATTTAGCCGCAACAACTGGCGCTGGTTTAGTTGGGTTTCAACAAACTGGCGTAGGTGCAGTAGCTAGAACAGTTGATGATAAATTAAAAGAAGAGTTATCTGTTAAAGATTACACGACATCTTTAGAATATTACAATACTGTAAATAGTATAACGCCTTCCTTTTGGACGGATGACACGCCCCCTGCTGATGTTGTTGCTATACCAAATAGATTATGGGTTGGAGATGCTGTTAAGCAAAATGGGGCATATTCGCCCGAGGCCTATAAATCATGGGTTGGATATTCGGCTAGTGGTTATTTGACTTATTTTGACTCAAGAAGTCAAATGGGGGTTTATAGTAGTTCTGGAAAAGTTGCAATAGCAGCAGCAACACGTACAAGCGATAGAGGGGAAACAGGTGGGCCAACCATAGGTGTTTCTTCTTACGCTAATAACAATAGTACAACAGAAACGGCAGCAAGAGCATGGGCATACTATGGGCATGCTGCAAACGCACAGCCTAACAGTTCCACTTTTGTTGCAGAATTAGCAGTTTGTTCGACTCAACCTCACCAATTTGTTACACCTTACGTTACTGGATATGGTAATACAACTGCTTGTATTTGGGCGGCCGTTGGTGGGGAAACAGCCGAAGCTCTTATTGCAAATGGAGAAGGCGCAACACTAACAAATGTTTCTGCGGGTTTATGTATTGTTAACAGTTCTTACTCCGCAGCTGACAATAGGTTTAATAAAGGGATTGTGGTTGGCGCAACCGCTGTCCAAGGGACAGATGGTACAACCGGATTTGGTACAGCCATTTCACTAGCAAGGGGACACACTATAGATTGGATGTGCCCTGGAAACAACGGATTGGATAGGGGCGCATATATAACATCGTCTTCGACAGTTAGCACAGGTTTTGGTATAAACTTTCAAAATTCAGGTATTTATTTTAATTCAAATTCTCGCCTTGCTATTAGTATGGAGGCGGGCTCAGGGACACCAGCTAATTACATTCGTCTGTACCCAGCATCAGCGGGAAACTCTCCTGTATTTGGAGTAGGTGGTTCAGATACAAATGTTGATTTAACTTTAGGTACCAAAGGGACGGGGGTTATAAAATTAGGTTATGCCGCAACGACAGCAGATACGCCAGCTTCCTTTTCAGCCACAAAAAGAATTGAAATTAAAGATAGCGCTGGGACAGTTTATTATATTGCTGCTTCAACTACAACTTGGTGATTATTTGATATGTACACATTAGAATTTACAGAACAACAGTTGTTAATACTTAACCAAGCATTGCAAGAGTTGCCATTCAAATTAGCAGCGCCTTTGTTTGAAAGTATTAATAAGCAAATAAAAGAATTAGAGTCTAAATCCCTTTTTGAGGAAAAAAACAATGGCTAAACAAAGTAACACGAAAGAAGCAATCGACTCATCAAACCCTAAGTCTGTACCTGTACCAAACTCTTCAGGTTATCCGCAAACGGGCACTAAAACCTCCGGTGTGGTGACACGCGGCAATGGTTGTGCGACTAAAGGGAAAACGGCTCGTGGCCCGTTATAACCGATGACGTACAATGAACTTAAGCAAGCGATTCAAGATTTCTCAGAGTCCTATGAACCCTCGTTCATAGCGAACCTAGATCTCTTCATCGAGCAGTGCGAGAAGCGCGTCTATAACTCGGTACAGATACCTGTACTGAGAAAGAACGTGATGGGTGCTATGACAACCTCTAATAAGTATTTGTCTTGCCCTGACGACTTTCTGTCTGTGTATTCTATCGCGGTGGTTAACAGTACCGGTGACTATAGTTATCTGTTAGACAAAGATGTCAGCTACATGCGTGAGGCGTATCCTAGACCGACTGATGTCGGTCTGCCCAAATATTATGGGATCTTCGGTCCGCAATCATCTAACTTATCCGAACTGTCTATCATCTTAGCGCCTACCCCTAATGCGAATTATCCGGTCGAGTTGCATTACTACTACTACCCAGAGTCAATAACAACTGCGTCTTCAGGCACCACATGGTTAAGCGATAACTATGATCCCGTGCTATTATATGGGTCATTACGCGAGGCGATCATCTATATGAAAGGTGAGCAAGATATGGTGGGTTACTACGAACAAAAGTTTCAAGAAGCTCTTGCTCAACTCAAACGCCTATGCGACGGACTAGAGAGAGGCGACGCTTATCGTGACGGTCAAACTAAAATACCACTTAAAGCATTATAACAGGACATATACATGGCAGCTTTTGCAAAATATAACTCAGGTGTTGAAGCACTGGTTGAAGGGATTAATGCAGGTTCAGACACTTGGAAAATAGCATTAACAAACAGAACACCTGTACCCTCAACAGATGCTGTACTTGCAGATATTAGCGACCTGCCCACTGCTGGCGGTTATACCGCGGGTGGTAATGCGTGTTCTGTAACAAGCTCTGCTCAAACATCAGGCACTTACAAATTAGTCTTAGCCTCACCTGCGACATGGACAGCTTCGGGTGTAGGCTTTACTTTTAGATATGCGGTTCTTTACGATGTAACAGCCAGCAATGCGCTGGTCGGTTATTGGGATTATGGTTCTTCTATTGTAATGAGCGGAACGAATGGTGATACGTTTACCGTCACATTGGATGGTTCTCAAGGGGTGTTTTCAGTTTCCTAGGAGTTTTAAACACAGCATCTTTTGGATTCCAACCAAAATTTAATCTGTTGGTGATTGTGGTTATATTTATACCGGATAATCTTGACCAATCTGAAACGCATTTGGTTTCATTATCAATTGTTATATAACGCGTTGTTTTACGAGATAAACATATCTCTCTCATTGTTTTAGCAACAGGTGTGTTTATTAAATCATCGTGTGACCATCCATGATTTAATCTGTAACTAAGAGTCGATTGAGGGACATTGAGTTCATTTGCCCATTCTTGTAAACATTGGGATTTATTGTTAGCAGTTATAATTGTGTTGTTACGTTTATTTTGAGCTTGCTCTTTTAGAGAAGCCCATCTACAATTAGAAGGAGAATAGCCTGATGAATTATCGATTCTATCCAAGGTATGGTTTAAAGGGCGTTCACCCATATCAGATAAAAAGTTTTCAAAAAATAACCAAGGTTCGTAAACAGTAATTCCACGACCACCATATAAATGATAATGGCTGTTTTTTGTATTATTACATCTAGCTTTCATAGCATACCAACTTCCATAAGTTGGCGTAGGAGAATTATTTTTAGTATGACCATGTGTTTTCATGTAAAAGCCTTTTTCAAATAAAAATAGGGTAACATGATAATGATTAAAATACAAACTTAATAGAGAATAATTATGACTCTCGTCTTCGCAGATTTAGTTCAAGAAACTACCAGCACAACGGGTGCCGGTACGCTGACGCTTAGCGGTGCAGTATCTGGCTTTCAAAGTTTTGCCGCTATTGGAAACACCAATACGACTTATTACCGTATCAAAAGCGGGTTAGACTCCGAGGTGGGTATTGGTACGTATACCTTATCAGGAACTACACTAAGTCGTGACACCGTACTCTACTCGTCTGCTGGGGGCACAACTAAAATCACAGTAGCCACCGGCGCAACCGTGTCTTGTGTTTATCCTGCCGAACGGGCTGTTTATCTTGACGCGGTTGGTAACTTAGGCGTAGGTGGAGCATCTGCTGTTAATAAACTGACTGTTGCTGACACAGTATTGGCAACAGGCTCTGGAGCAGGTTCTTTAGTTGATCTGAGCCAGACTTGGAACAATGCGGCAGGTAATCCGACCGCGATTAAACTTAATGTGACTAATAGCCAAAGTGGTTCTACAGCTAAGTTGATGGACTTGCAAGTTGGTGGAGAAAGTAAGTTTAGCGTGAGCAAGACTGGTAATATTAATTTTGGTTCAACTTCTACTCAGTCACTTATTGATGGAGTAAGTAACGGTGTTGGTAATGAGTTAATAATAGGTAGTATCGTTAGTGGTGTAGGTATAAAAAATAATGTGTTTATGAAAACAAATTATTTACAAATGTATCTCAATTCATTTTTTGGTTGGAGTGTAGATCCAAGATTGAACACTGGTGATTTAACTCTATACAGAGACGCAGCCAGCACCCTCGCTCAACGTAACTCAACCAACTCACAAACTTTCAGGCTTTATAATACTTACACGGATGCCAGTAACTATGAAAGATCAGCATTAAGCTTTGTCACCTACAGTGGTGCTTTATACACCAAACTAGCAGCAGAATCTGCCGGTACAGGTGCAGCTAATATTGGTATTGCATTATCCCCAAAAGGTACAGGTGCTATCACTGCTCAAGTGCCGGATGGAACAGTTGCGGGTGGTAATGCAAGGGGTGCTAATAGTGTTGATTTGCAGACTTTAAGAGATGCAAATACTCAAGTAGCTGGTGGGATTTATAGTGCGGTTTTAAGTGGTAAGGCTAATAAAGCAACAGGGACTTGGAGTGTTGTTGTAGGCGGTGCTTACTGTGAATCGATTGGTGCAAACTCTTTGACCGGTGGAGTTTATTGTACCGCAGATGGTCAATCACAATTTTCAATAGCTTATGGTTCTGCTTGTTCACTTGTTAACGCTTCTTATGGTGGTGCATTTGGACTTAGGGGTACTGCTAATAAACGAGGTCAATTTGCTTTTGGTATAGGTGCATTTGCAATAGCGGGAGATATGCAATATTCCTATTTAGGATTTGCAGGTGCAACTACAACTGCAACTACAACTGAAATATTCTTAGTAAATAGTGCAGGCGATAGAGCAACTATCCCAAACTCAACAACTTGGGCAGCCGACATAGATATAGTTGCACGCTCATCAGGCGGTACTGAAAATGCCTACTTCAAAAGAAGATTAGTTGTTAAAAAAGGAACAACTGCGGCAAGTACAGCCTTAGTTGGTACAGTTCAAACGGTCGGTACTGATATAGGTACTACTGGTATGCTAGCAATAGCAACTCCAATAACTCTAACAGCCGATACGACTAACGGTGCAATGAAACTGGAAGTAACAGGGTTAGCAGCTACAAACATAAGATGGGTCGCTAAAGTCTCTTTAGTTGAAGTCGGTTTCGCATAAGGATAAACAATGACATTATTAGAAGAAATAAATACAGGCTCATTAGCCGAAGAACTCGCACCTTTGGTCACGGCAAATGACTATCGGGGAATTGATAATGCACTTAACCGCAAAGACATCGTAACGGCTGGAAGTATTACGGTGAACAAGTTTGCCATTTGGTGCGCAGAGACTGGCATGCGGGCGGCTATTAATGACCAAGCTTCTACGCCTGCAAGCCCGTTGCGTTCTATTGCTCTGACGTTGCTCGACTTGCTACAAGGTAATCTAACACCCGCCTCGCTAGATTTATCTATCCAGCAAAACGTGGATATGCTCCATGCTTGGGTGTTAGCTGGTTTACTGACTACCGCACAGGAACAAGAGTTAATTACTTTAAGCCAAACATTAATCTCAAGAGCCGAACAAATCGGCTTAACCGTTGATGCTAACCTAGTCGCTCAGGCGTTAGGTTATGTGCCTTCACCGAGTTTAATAGCCACTAACGATGATTACTTAGTCTTTGTGATTAACGGGGCGCTACAGTCTTATATGTCACAATACAACCAAGCAACACCGGAAGATGGCCTGACAGCGGCACGGGTGGCTTATAACGAGAGTATTAACCCGACTATTCCTGATCCAGTACCCGCACCTGAAGTTATCTAATGTTTGCGCAATCGGGGTTTGCTGATCTACCGTTTACAGGTGCGATACCTCCGGTAATCTATTCCCTAACAGGGGACGCAGGTGCGTATAACTATACAGGTATAGCAGCGAGCTTTGCACTTAGCAAAAAGCTAATCGCTTCTGCTGGAACATACAGTTACACAGGAAACGCAGCGACCTTAACCTATGTTTCTGGTCAAGCGGGTATCGATTATACTTTACTTGGCGGTGCAGGCGCATATCTGTATACTGGTGGTAACGCCACTTTTGAGTATGTGTTACGCGGTTGGCATCCTGTTGATACCACACAAACCACCAATTGGGGCATAGTAGAAACTATTCAAATACCAACCTGGAATGTTTTAGAAACTACTCAAATAACAACTTGGCAGAAAATAGATACTAAACAATAAGGGTATAACTATGAAAGAATTTATGTTAGCTCGATTAGAAGAAGCTTCTACATGGCGGTCTATGATATGGGTGTTAACAAGTTTTGGTTTGGTTGCATTTAAAGGTGAGCAAGCAGAAGCGATTGTTGCGTTGGGTATGTGTCTCGCTGGCGGTGTTGGTATTGCTGCCCCTGACAAGTTGTTCAAACGCACTGATACAAAACTGTAAAGTAAGACCTGCTATAATATCACCTATAGGCTGGACTAACACCACTGTTGATGGTGGACAAATGACACTCTCTTGTAAGGTATGGGAATAATGACTATAAAACCGATTGTAATAAGTTCAGCCGCGAAGTTAATCTTAGGTACAACCCTTTGGACTAATGTTCGTCATCTTGTGTCGTCTATCGATACAAACAAAAACTTAACAGGCGCTGAGAAACGAGCCTCTGTGCTTGCTGATTTACGGGCTATCGCTGGTGAGGTTAGCACAGTCTTATTAAACTGCGCTATCGAGATCGCTACGCTTTGGGTTAGAAGCTTAACCGTTAAATAAGGATACAACATGCCAAGCACTTATTCCCCCTCGTTACGTTTAGAGCTTATTGGTAACGGTGAACAAGCGGGTAGTTGGGGTACGACTACTAATAAAAATTTAGGTACGTTATTAGAACAATCAATCGCTGGCGTAAAAGCGATAACAATGTTCAACGCTACCTATACGCTATCCGCATTAAGCGGTGTTACTGACGAAGCTAGACAAGCAGTTCTTGTTGTTAGTGGAACTAATTCAGCTATTCGTGCAGTTGTAGCGCCTTTGGCCGTAAAGACTTATACGATTGTTAACAATACAAGTGGTGGGTTTGCTATAACCATCGGTGCAGTCAGTGGTGCAGTTGTTACTGTCCCTAGCGGTGCTACGATGAACGTATACTGTGACGGTACCAAGTTTGTAGAGGCCAAACCTTATAGCGCTACAGTGGCGGCTGGTTTATCTACAACACTTGCGGTAACTTCTGGCGGCACAGGTGTAACCACTAGCACAGGATCTGGAGCAACGGTCCGTTCTATTACACCCACATTGGTAACGCCTCTGTTAGGTACGCCAACTTCTGGGGTATTAACAAACTGTACAGGTCTCCCTATAGCTACAGGTATTACTGGCGCAGCTGCTGGTGCAGCTACGTTTTTAACAACGCCTACCAGTGCTAATTTAAAAGCTTTAGTTACAGACGAAGTAGGTTCAGGTGCATTGGTATTTGCCACATCACCAACCTTAGTCACTCCTGTCTTAGGAACACCAGCCTCTGGTGTGTTAACCAACTGTACAGGTAAGAATTTATGTAAAGCGTTTGTTGCCTTTGATGGTAACACAGGAACGATAATATCCTCACTCAACGTAACCAGCGTAACAAGATCGGGTGTGGGTATTTATGTGGTCAACATGACCACTGCATTAGCAAGCACAGCGTACACGATTGTTACCGGATATGATGATGCGTCTGGACAATCAAACACTATAAATGCAGGAACCACAAGGACAGTATCGAGTTTTAATATGGGTTGCGCAAATTCAAATAGCGGAGCAAATAGAGATGCCGATTACATTACCGCTGCTGTTTTTGCATAGGTGCAGACAATGAATATTATTTGGAAAAAACCGGATCTAAGTTTAGCGATAACGTCTGTCAGTAATGTGGACAACATACAAACGTATGCCGAACAGTTAAAAACATGGGGTATTATCCCTACTGATTGGATAGCGCTTGGATTTAATATACAAATACCAACCTCTGAATCTCCAGAGAATTGGCTGTTTAGCAATGGTGTTATCACTGTTAATCCTGTTAAACAAACAGTCATTCCGAGTATAACCATGCGTCAAGCACGGCTTGCTCTTTTATCGTATGGGTTGCTTGATGATGTTGAGATGCTGATCGTACAACCTAATGATAAAATTTGGTGGGAGTATTCTCCAACCGTAGAACGTAATAACAGTTTAGTCATCCAAGTGTTAACCGCACTTGGTAAGTCTTCAGCACAAATAGATGAGATGTTCATCCAAGCGGCACTGCTCTAATGGAAGCCAACTTTGCTCCGGCACTGCGACACGTCCTGATTAAGGAAGCTGGGTTTCAAGATGATCCTCGTGATCGAGGAAACCGATTACCGGATGGGCGTGAAGGGTGTACCAACCTAGGTGTTACGCAAGCGGTTTGGGAATCTTTTGTTGGTCACCCTGTGTCTAGAGATGATATGAAACGCTTAAACACTGAGCGAGTCTCTCGGCTGTATAAACACAAGTATTGGAATTCGGTACGTGGAGATGATTTACCTAGCGGCATTGATTATATGGTATTTGACTTCGGTGTAAACGCAGGACCAGGACGAGCAATAAAACTTCTTCAGTCTGTCGTTGGTACAACTGTTGATGGTGCTATCGGTCCGAAGACACTTGACGCTGTTAAAAAACTACCAATTGAAACACTCATGGTAGAATACACACAAGCGAAAGAAGATTACTATAAGTCTTGTGTTGAGTTCCCAATATATGGTAGAGGTTGGTTGGCTCGAAACGCAGAGGCTAAGAATATAGCAAGCACCCTAATAGGATAGATTATGCCGTTACAGAAGCTAGTTTTACGCCCTGGAATAAACAAGGAAAACACGAATTACGGTGGAGAAGGCGGGTGGTACGACTGCGATAAAGTTAGATTTCGTTCTGGAAACCCTGAGAAGATTGGTGGTTGGGTACGTGTAAGTGACGCGCAATATCAAGGTTTGGCACGATCGCTTTGGAACTGGGCAAACTATGCAGGTGATAATTATTTAGGTGTAGGCACTAATCTAAAGTATTATATTGAAGAAGGTAACGTCTATAACGATATTACCCCTATTCGTCGAACTTTTTCTACAACAACGACTAACAACTGTTTTGCAACCACTATCGGTTCAAACATAGTCACCGTAACTATTACAGGTAACGGTTCTTCCACAAACGACTTTGTCACCTTCTCTGGTACCACTGCGGTAGGTGGTATTCCTGCGATCAGTCTTAATTTAGAGTTTCAGGTAACCACACTCACCCCCGATACTTTTACCATAGTAACTGACACAGCGGCAACATCAACTGTCACTGCGGGTGGCGGCACTGCAATAGTCGCGGCTTTTCAACTAACCACAGGACCTACCGTTTACTCGGTCGGTACCGGTTGGGGCGCAGGTGGTTGGGGTGTTACTGGATGGGGGTTAGCGTCTTCCACATCCGGTGTGGGCAACCAACTTTTGTTATGGACAAATGATAACTACGGACAAGACTTAATAATAGCGCAACGTGGCGGTGGTATATACTACTGGAAAAATAGTTGGGGTCTTACGCATA